ATTAACTATAGTAGGAGCTTCACCTTTAGAGGTACTCTGAAGTAAATTCATCGTACTCTCTATAGGTTTGTATTTGAAGCTCCCTAAATAGTTTTATAGCGGCATCACAATCTTGATGAGACATGACCTCTAACTTTAAAGGCGATAAAGCCTTAGTTAGATTAATGACACATGATATTCTATCATATCCAGAACCTGTAACGGTCGGAAATGGTTCTCAGGCTTTTGCCATGATTCTATCAAGTAGAAGTCATGGACCAGGAGTCAAGAATAGCAATGGTAGATAGATACTACCAAGGATTCAACCATACTTCATCATAGACTCCCTTATTAGATAAGGGATAAAGTCTGCGAAAAGTTGGCCTGCTAATGCTACTGAACTTCTGTATTCCTTAACCATTAATGTCGAGAAGACATTATAGAGAAGGAATGCAGTGTTCCCCTGAAGTGTATGTGCACCACTAAGTCAGGTCATCTTTGAGAAATTCTCATCGACTGCCTGGTTAGGATGCACCACTCCTTTAGGTCCAAATAGCACCCAGAATCCGAAGCCTCTAACTAATCTTTCACAAGATGAGTTAAGGACAATATCTAGGGTCTCCTTAATAGAGATGAGTTGTCTGTTAAGACACTCACCCACTACTAAAGGTTCTAGCACACTTCTGTGTATTGCCTGGAGTATTAATCCAGGACCAATACACGAGAAGTCTGATCCATCAACTGAGAAAAGTCTCTTGGCAAATTCTATGTACTTATTAGATACAATAGATTTGCTTAAGCTAATCTCTACCCCGAATGAGGTCATCATCTTTAAGTATCTCTCTGAGATACTTGAGTGGACGACTACATCATCACCTAACACAGCGTAAGCTGGTGTTGAGTGAGGTGTAACTGCGGCATTAACCACCATATGGTGTGTTAAGGCTAGCATGGCTCACGAGGAGTATGCACCCATTGGTTGACCAACAGCATATTTAACATATGCTCCGTCATACCAAAATGGCACACTAATTAATGACTTCCATAATCTCGCGATTAATGGACTAGTAAAGGATGATAAAACTTGACTCTGAAGTTCAATTGGCAACCTATCGGTTGCCGCTGATAAATCATAAGAAAAGTATTTGTCACCTTCCTCTAGATGTCAAACGGCATCTGGACCAACAAGCCTTTTTAAAGGGCTCATTTGGTCAAATGTTCCGTCTGTCGGAACCACTTTCAATAACTCGAAAATCGAGTCATGAAGTGGCCTGAATGCTACTTGGAGTCAGTAGTTAGTCATTGCGACTACTCTGGATTTCCCGGACACGGTTCTTACGATACCGAGTCTTCCTAAATGGATTCTAAGGCTAGGTGTTTTCACCCTAGCTCCCATTATAGGCTTTCCAATTACCTTTCCC